ACGTTGAGGTTTTGACCTTAAAAAGCGCCCTTGGCGCGCCTCGGAGTCCTGTCAATAACTGTGGGTTAGGTGGAAGGAAACAGGCCGAAAATAGGCGTGATAGCCAGGCTGGGAGCACCACTACAGCGTTGATTCCTGATAACCAACGGGTAATTGACTGGACAGACACAGCCGCCGTGAGGGCGATTGTGACACGTATGCGGGAGGAAACACCGAGAGTCAGCAAAGTTCAGCGTAGTTATGACCCAAAAAAGGGGCGTGATATTGCCCCATCGGCACGCATGACGCGGCGAGATCGAGGAAAAAATGTCGCAAATTGAGCATGATTTGCAGCTGAGAGGAATAGTACCAAAACGATGGGAGCTGGAAGTTTTGGCACGTGGAGCGACAGTGACTTTTGGTAGCGATAGGTTTTCTTATTGTGCCACCGATGAATGGGATGATCTTTACATTAACTGGTCATGATTTTGGTTTTTTTGGTAAAATTTACACGTTTTATGGGTTGAAATACTGGATATCCGGACAGGATGGTATATGATCTAGGACGTTTTGGTTTCATTTTTCTTTGGAGTGGTTTTTATGATTAACATCACTAAAGATTTGTTTGTAGAAGTGATGAATGACGCATTACAGGGTAAGCGCGAAAACTTAGAAATGCGTCTACGCATCATGATAAAGAAACTTAAGAAAGATTCGCCAGAATTGGCATCTGAATTAAGTGATGCACTTTTGAGAAGTGCTGACTCAGTCAGTATGATGAGGAGTGTTGCCAACAATCGACAACCAGCACCTGTTGATGCTGATACTCGGCAGAAGCTGTTAGTCGAAACTTATCCAGTGAAACTAACTGTAACGCCTCTATGGCCAGACAATATTTCAACATCACTGAATCGTTTTGCTTCTGAGTGGGACAAAAGAGATCAGCTTATAGAAAACGGCTTGTTGCCTTCAAAATCTCTTTTGATGGATGGCCCTCCAGGGGTTGGAAAAACACTGGCCGCAAAATGGCTTGCAGAGAAAATGAAATTGCCACTTCTGACACTAGATCTCGCAAGTGTAATGAGTAGTTTTCTGGGCAAAACAGGTAATAATATTCGTGCAGTTTTAGATTATGCTCGTTCATTTCCTTGCGTACTCTTATTAGATGAGTTTGATTCTATAGCAAAAAAGAGAGATGACTCCTCTGATGTTGGTGAGCTAAAAAGGTTGGTTACAGTTCTTTTGCAAGCTATTGATGAATGGCCAAGCACTTCAATTCTTGTGGCTGCTACTAACCACGGAGAATTGCTAGACCCTGCTGTATGGAGAAGATTCGACAGGGTTATAAGCTTCGATTATCCTAGCCAAGATCTCATCAAAGAATTTTTGCAAAGAAGTGATGTACCTTTAGGAATTGCTGTCCACATTAGTGAAAAACTTGTTGGGCAATCGTTCGCAGTAATAGAACGCTCAATTAAACAAGCGAAACGCAATTCTGTTCTTGAGGGCATACATGTCAACAAGGCTATCATGGAAGAAATATTTGAAGGCCAATCAATTACTGATTTAATTAAATTAATGAGCGATAAAGGCATGTCTCAAAGACAAATTTCCACAGAGCTTTCAGTGTCTAGATCGTTAGTTAGAAAAATAGTTAATGTTGAAGGAACGAATGATGAAGAATAAAAACTTGCTTTTGGGTTATGGTGAAACATTAACCGGAGAAGTTAAGATCAAAAAAGGAAATGGTGACAAAAACAAGCCTTACACATATGAAGAAAACGCCCCAGTAATAATGCGTGAATTGCAAGGGGTACTGCGAAATATTCAGATGCTTCCTGCTGAAGTCATGCCTAATGGTGAAGCTATTGCAAAAATCACACTTCACCCTGCATTTTTGGCTAAGTCATATTTCCCCGTACTACTTTTCAAAAAATTCGCCTTAAAAAGCGTTGGCAGTAAATCTGTTAGAATTAGGCCAAGAACGGTTGTGGGCGGGCGAGGAAAGCCTAAAGAAGAGTTTACTAGCGCATGTATTTATGTATCAGGCAAAGCAAAGGGTTTCACTGATTTATATAATGCGATGCACAATGATCGATTAAATATTGGTCAAAAGAAAGAAATAATAACATTTGAAGAATTATCTTTCTTCGAATCAGATGAAAAAATCAAAAGCATTGAGCCATCTAATGATGTTAGAAAACTTGAAGTCGCGCTACACACACCTAGTGGTAACAGTGATGTATTACGTAGCTTTATTGATTATGCTATTTCATGCGGCGCAGAAATTAATGAAAGAAAAATAATCAATATGAATGGCTTAACCTTCATGCCAATCATAGCCAATGCGGATGAAGCGACTCGTATAGCAGAGTTTTCCTTCCTACGTGCTATCCGAGACCTTCCGAGCTTGAGAATTAATAATCCGGTTTTTACTCGGACAGTAACTGAAAATAACAGTTTAGAGTTACCTGTAGGGAAAGAGGTAACTGAAAATAACAGTTTAGAGTTACCTGTAGGGAGTGCAATCAATGAGAATATCAAAGTTGCTATTTTTGATGGGGGAATTGGAAACACGGATTTTGAACCATGGGTAAAAGAATATACCTTTACTGAGAATTCAAAAACAAGTGGGCAATTACTTTCCCATGGACAAGACGTAACCTCAACCATGTTATTTGGAGCAGTCTCAAAGGGACAAAGTGAACTACCTATTCCATATGCTAAAATAGATCATTACCGAGTGCTTGATAACACCATTGATGGTAAAGATGATGATTTGTTCGACGTTTTATTAAGGATCAAATCTGTCTTAGACAGTGTTAATTACGACTATATAAACCTAAGTTTAGGGCCAAGATTCCCAGTTGATGATGATGATGTTCATGTCTGGACATCAACTCTTGAACAATATCTCTCTTCTGGGAAAACTTTATGTACCGTAGCCGTAGGTAACGACGGTTGTTTGGCGGAAGGTTTAAATCGTATTCAGCCACCTTCTGACTTGGTAAATGCTCTAGCAGTGGGTGCCGCTAACTCTCTGTCCCCGGTCTGGAAGAAAAGCGATTATAGCTGTATCGGGCCGGGTAGAAGTCCGGGATACGTTAAGCCTGATGGTGTCGCATTTGGTGGTTCCAAAGAAGAACCCTTTGAAATCTTTAGCCCTTTTTTAGGTGGTTTGGTACAAACCGCAGGGACAAGTTTCTCGTCTCCATTGGTTTTACGTCAAGCAATCGGATTAGCTGCAAGCCTGCAATATGATATTACCCCGCTTACTGCTAAAGCTTTGCTAATTCATCATGCTGAAAATAATGGTTCTGAACGCAGTCATGTAGGATGGGGGCGATTCCCTCATGATATTTCTGATGTGATTTATTGTGGCGATGATGAGGTCAAGGTTATATACCAAGGTGAATTAAAACCTTCTCAGCACCTGCGCGCTTCTATCCCCTACCCAGACATTCCAGTTAACGGAGTTGTGGATTTAAAAGCAACTTTCTGTTTTACAACGCCAGTTGATGTCGAACATCCAGTTAACTACACTAAAAGCGGACTCGTTGTTACAATGAGAAAATCTCCGAAGGACAAGATTGGGGCAACTTTCCCACTATTTAACAGCAAAAATATTTATGCTACTGAAGAGGAACTGCGTGAGGATTCCCATAGATGGGAGACAACATTGCGCAGCGAACATACTTTCAATAAAGATACGCTTAAAGATCCTTGTTTCGATGTCATCTATTATGGCCGCGATTGCGGTATGCCAGTAGAAGTCGAAGATTTACCAAACCTGTCCTACGTACTCATTGTGTCGCTCAAAGCCAAAGATACTCCTGAATTATATAATAATATTCGACAGCGTTACCAAACCTTGCAGCCAATTCAAATCCAACAACAGATTAGATTGCAATCCTAATTTTTCGTTGAAAGACTGCATTTTGGTGCAGTTATTTGCATGACAAATTATTAATTTATAAAACCGCACCGCGCCAGTACTGGCGCGGTTTGCACTGGGTCAGACAACTGCATTAAAACCAACACATAAAGCGGGCAGGCGAGGCGGGGATAGCATTGCGCGCGGAGGCGTTCAGGACGTAAGAAAATGCGCCGCCAGCGGCACGCTGTGACGTTTTTCAAGAAAATCCGAATCCGAGCGCGGGCGCGCCTCAGTGCCTACGTGGTGACACTGAGGCGGTTATGTGAGGGGTGGGGGGTTGAGAAAAGTGATGACTGAACGAATAGCCCCGGCGTTCGGGGCTAGCATGACTATTCGGTGATAAGCGTGTAGGGTTTGAAGCGGATCACTTCTTTGCCGAACCAATCATTAAACTCCTTCATTCGCTCCTGCAACGGTGTCAGCTCGTTACGGACAAATACGCTTGCTGCCTTTTCTACATCGCCAAAGCCACCGGCATTATCAGGGATGATACCCATCATCTGCGGCGGAACGCGGTGCGCGCTCAGCAGGTCATCACGGCTGGCTTTTTTGATATTGAAAAAATCATCTTTGGTGGCGACTTCGCTCAGCGGCAAAATCTGGATCCCGTCCTTCTTTCCGTTTGGTGCATACATAAACAGGTTGCGGAAGTTGCCTAATCCTTTGCTGTCCCGCATGGCCTGCCGCATTTTATCTACGTCAGTGCTGGATTGTGAGGCATCGGTCATATACAGAATGTAGCCTGCGTGCGCACCATTTTGATAATACTTGCGCCTGAACAGCGTGGCCGCCTCATTCAGCCAGGCTGAGTTTAATGCGCTCAGATATTCCGGCAGTCCATACAATTCCTGATTAATGTCCGGTTCGAGAAGATGAAACACGCTGTCGGGCGCAAACGGATACGCATCCTGACCGGGTTGCACAAACCAGTACTCCCCCTCAATCACGCCGCGCCGGGTGTATTTCGACGGGCTGGCCTTAAAATGCAGCGGGTCATTAAGCTGATTATCCACCTGCTCCAGATACGCATTCCCGAACACCAGATAATCCAGGGCGTACCGGCTAAATTCCTGCTGTGAAAGCAACGGGTGCGGGATGAACGTTGAGGCCAGAATGTTTCGCTTAACGTACATCGGGCTGCTGTGGTGTACCGCTGCCCGCACGCTGCGAGCCAGTCCGTCAAAGCTGATCGGGGGTTCGAACCAGCGCCCATTTCCGGTACATTCCAGGTAATCCAAGATTTCACGCCGGTCTAACACCGGCGTCGGATCGCCAAAGCTGAACACCTCCGCCCCCTGTTGTACGGGCGCTGCCAGCGTTTGAGTGGCCTTACGATATTTGCGCTTACTCATTTAATAAAACTCCAGGATGTTAGGACTTTGCCCGCCGTTGGCGGCGGTCAGCGGTTCGTTAACCAGGGCGTGCATGATTGCCCACGCGACATCGGCATGGCTGGCCTCTTCACTGCGGCTGGCGACGTAGGTCGCGCGGCTTCCGCTAGCGGTCATGGTCTTACGGATTGCCATAAACGAGGCGGTGATATCGGTGTGGCCGGTGTCGTACTCCAGGCGGCCTGAGTTGATGGTGTCTTTTGCTTTCAGTACCAAGCCGGTTTTCACCTCGGGGCTGTAGCTGATCTCCCGTGCGGCGGGAAAGAACTGCTGAACAAGCTGAAAAACACCCTGACCAATGCCGGTGGCATCTATGCCGATGTATTCGACGGCAAACCGCCTTGTCAGGTCTTCAATGCTTTTGGCCTGGGCGGCAAAGTCCATGCCTTTCCACTGGTGACGCTCTAACACGCGAAATTTGCCGCCCGGAACAGACGGCGGCGCAACCACCGCGCACCCTGCGCTGTCACCGGTGTGTGACGGGTCATAGCCGATCCAGACGGGGCGATAAGCAAACGGGCGTACCAGGTACGGGTCGAAATCCTCCCATTCGTCCAGACTGTCCACCATGCAACCCTGCAATTCAGAGAACGGGAACACTGACGCCTGATCGTCAACGAATTCACACATCAGCAGGTTGTCGTATTCCGCAGGGCTGTATTCCAGTTGCAACTGATCCAGGTCGAACAGGTTGCAGCCGCCATTCAGTGCATCCTCTACTGTGACAATCTGCCGCCACTGCCCGTCATCACATAGCGCACCGTTTGACAGGTGTGCGTGGGTCAAATCCAGGTCAATCCTGTCAGATTTGTTGCGGCGGCCTTTGTTGAACAGTTCGCCTGACCAGAACGGATAAGCGCTGTGTGCCAGGCTCGACGGCGTGGAGAAATAGGTGCTCCGCCATTTTTTATGCAGTGACATCCCGGAAGCCACTTTGCGCAGTTCCTGGAATTTCGGGATCCAAAAATACTCGTCCAGGTACAGATTGCCGGTGTAGCTCTGCGCGGTGCGAACATTGGTGCCGAGAAAAATCAACCGTGCGCCGTTCGGCAGCACAATCGGATCGCCTTTCAAATCGACATCAACCTGGCGGGCAAAGTCGATAATGTAGTTTTTGAAAACGTGTGCCTGCGCCTTGCTGGCTGACAGAAAAATCTGGTTGCGCCCGGTGGTCAGCGCATCAATAAACGCCTCGCGGGCAAAATAAAATGTTGCGCCGATTTGGCGAGATTTTAGGATATTGCGGATCCGGTGCTGGAGTCCGGCGCGGTGCCACCCGCGCTGATATTCGAATGACTCACTGATAAAAATATCGCTGAGTTTTTCAATAGCTGCATCGCTGACCACGTTCTTTTCAGGCGCTTTGCGCTCACCCTTGTTGCGGTTCGCCACGTTCGGATTTAAGTCCGCCTCACTGCCGGTCATGCTGTACCGGTTCACCCGTGCCAGGCGCTCAATCTGGCGGCCTAACAGGTCAATCTCTTTGTAATCTTTCCCCTCTTTCACATCTTTCAGAACAAGCTGGATCAGCCGTGCTTCCATGCTGGTTTCCACGCGGGAAATGGGGGCGATAGCCTCCCACTGGTCGCGCGTTTTCCAGCTCTGCACGGTGGGCGTTTTTTGGTTCAGCATCTCCCCAATTTGCCGCACAGAGAAACC